ATTCAACTGTATCACGATTTAGGTATTCAGAAATAGAAGCATAATCACTTGAAATATCTGAATAGTATTCATAGAACAATCTGATCATTTCTTTTCTTGCTCTTCCAAGTGAAACACGGCGTCCAACCTTTCCGGCTTCATTGAATATCTTTGTGGCCCTTACAGAGATAAGTGATGCAATTACAGCCTGATCTGTAGTGTTTCTGAATACTTCACGGATCAGAAGAAACTCACCACCATCGAAAATAACACTGAAATCATAGTTTATGATGCTATTTATATCAACATCAGACCTTGATTTCTCTTGCTCTCTTGAATAAAGAACAATGAAGCTTTCTTGAAGTGTTTTCATTTTACAGTTCTCCTTGTGTTAATATATTTTGAACACCTGAAAAACGATCATTACAAAATTCTGTCATATTTGAACAAATAAGAATATTGACTTGATCCTGCTCGCCAGGAATAAATTCCATTTCACAAGGAAGTTTTTCTTCCATGGAAACAATAATTTCGTTGATCTCTTCACCAGATAATGAGTGTGATGCAGGAGCGCAGTCTTCTATTGATCTTGAAACCACCTCCCTTGCGCAATCACACTGGCCTGAATTAATGTATGATTGAGCCGTTGATTTTACATCGTTATATATACTATCCATCGTGTGTTACCTTTATTTTCTGTATTTGGGTCAAGCCCATGGGGTGAATAGTACACAAGCATAGTTAATTTATAATTAAACAAACATTAAAAGTCGTTAATGGTACCAAAAAATAAAACGGTACTGTAAAAGTACAGTGTTGGTACCGTAAAAGTACCGTCAGGATTTGTTGCTATTTACCAAAAACCAGCTTTCTTATATATATATAGTACTAAATAGATATATATATAAAGGCCTGCTACTATCCTTTTCTGTATATTCATACATCTTTATTATTGTCTATCTTCCACACCAAAAAAAGTACCGTTTCTGGTAACGTCGATGTAAGTGCTTGATTTCATTGAGTTATCACGGTACTTTTACGGGACTTTTACGGTACTCTTTTTTAAAAAACGGTACCGTTATACAGAAAACGGTACCGTTTCCATGTTTTGGTACCTGAAACGGTGCAGTAAAAGTACCATTTTGCTTTATGGGTGTTTTTGTGTATAATTCGCGTATTGAATTAGACAGGATGGCTGTTATGAGTAGAACTGAATCGGAGTTTTGGAAAAACCATTTAAGAACGGGCTTCAGGAAGTCAGGTGTTCGCTTTCAGCGTTTTGAGGATTCATTGAGCGAAGGTATCCCTGATCTTTGTGTTTTCATAAATGGAAAAACAATATGGATTGAGTTAAAAAACAAAAGGCTACCTGTTCGTAAAACAACAAAAATCAAAGTTGGGTTGCGACCACTACAGCGTGTATGGCAACTTAAGCGCAGAAAGGATGGAATACCTGTATTTACTTTAACAAGGTTTCTTCGTGGTGAGGATTTGGAGTATTATACGTTGCATGATTCAAGTGTTGTTGATGAGCTTTATTATGGAGAAACCGAATCTGTACTTAAAAGTATAGGTATTGTTTTGCATTCAATTGATGATATTGTTTCATGTTTACACAAGGGGTGTTTACGTGAAGGTTTAAATGATGGCTGATAATCCGCGTTCAGCCTCTTTTAATAGTTCAACACATTCAGGACTTCTAAAATAACCACCCCGCATATGCCATCCTGCCCTCAACCCCTTAGCAATTTAATCAACAGCCTTTTAAATATCTTTTTTCCATCCACAAATACGGCAGAGCTAAAAGAATACCCATCAGGAGCATACGATCCCAGATTCCCTAATATTTCAAACTGCTCCGGGTTATATTTATCCAAAAACGTAATTGGAACACCCATCGCGCCTTCATAATCGACAGGGATATCTTTGACTTTATCCACATTAATTGCGTCATAATTATCATACATGGGGTAATCAGGTTCATTACCCTTATATGTTTTCCAGAGGATTAAATCTTCATGGCGCTTTTTAGTGTCAATATTGGCGAACCAGCAAACACCAGGCACCCTGCTAACATTTAGTCCTTCCCTCTCTCTTTCAAATTTATAAGTGTCGGAGTATACGAAATCTTTAGGAACTTGAAAATACATGCCTTTGTTGAAGTTTGTCACTCCAAGCCATAGTTGATTATTTTTAATGAACTTAAATGTTTCTTTATATGTAATGGCATTCATATTCCCAATAATCAAGAACTTTTTATCGTACTCCATAAGCATTGTCAGGTATTCCCGAAACAGAGAAAATGGTGGGTTAGTAACAACAATATCAGCTTCTTTCAACAGCTCTACACATTCCGGGCTACGAAAGTCACCATTTTGTTTCAAGGGAGTCATTATTGCATCAAGATTATTGACATCTGCAACGATTTCCAATTTATAAGATGGTATATCACGCTCATAGTGTGTGGATATAAGCTTACTTAATCCAAGAGGTTTAAAGTTCATTGAAAAATAACGCCAAAAGTTACTATCTTCTGGATTGTCACAATTCAGGAATACAACTTTGTCTTTGAAGTGGTCTTTATAGTGATCTAGCTCTCTCTCAATATCAGACAATTGGGTATAGAACTCATCATTTTTTGCTTTTTTTGCTTTACGCAAGTTGCCGTTTGAAGATTTCTTTGTCATACTTTAATTAACCTACTATTTGTGATTTCTTTTGTGCGGCTAACGCTTTTATTTAACGGTAGTTTATGCCTACGAAAAATGTGTTAGCGAAGAGTACACGTTTTTTTTGGAAGTGTAAACTGTACGCTAGAATAGCATGTTTTAAAATCAGGGAAATTCGTTGCGTCTATAATATTGTTAAATTGTAGCGATTGATGTAGTGTTTTGAATTTCGTGTTGTTAAAACATTAGGAGGTTAAAAATAAACATGTCAACAAACGCATCACAAAGAAGGGCTCTAAAGGAAGAGCGTAAGAGCGAAGCCCTTGCGTTGCGTGTAGCTGGATACAATTTTAAGTATATAGGTAAACAGGTTGGGGTCTCTACAACCATGGCATTCAAATATGTAAATGAAGCTCTCAAAGAAAGCAGAGAGAAAACAGGAATTTCAGGTGACAAGTTGCGAGAGCTTGAGCTTACGAGATTAGATCAGTTGTATCTACAGTGTCATAAAATAATCATGAACTCAAATAAAGAAACGATTGTATTATCAGCATCGGACAAGCTCATAAAAATCATGGAACGCAGGGCTAAACTCACAGGCCTAGATGATATCATTGAAAGCGTTGATGATGGGCTTATTGATGAATCATATCTTTAAGATATCAATAAGAGTATAGGGTGTCAATATCATTTTGGAGGTCTGAAGACCCTGTATTTGACGGTGAGGGCTTAGTAGTCAAAGGTGGCATGTTCGCACACCAAAGGAAGTTGTGGGCTTCTACTGCCTCTATTAAGGCGTTAGTCGGCGGTTACGGATCAGGTAAGACGAACTTGTGTGCAAAGAGAGCGATCGCCCTTGCTTTATTTAATGCGCCCGTTCCCGTAATGTGTGTTTCACCGAATTATTTACAGGCTGAGGGAACAATTATATTAACTATACAGGATATGCTCAATGGGAGGCGGATCCGTTATGAATACAATAAAAGCAAACACAATTTTACAATATACAGAAATGGAAGGGCTGCAAGGATATGGATTAGATCTGGTGACAAGCCGGACAGCTTGAAGGGGCCTAACTTAGCTGCTGCGTTAATTGATGAGCCGTTTATTCAAGACGAGGCCGTGTTCACTCAGATGCAGGCACGTGTGCGTGACCCTAAAGCTACCCACCGAGAAATAGTATTAACTGGAACACCTGAGCAATTGAATTGGGAATACGATATATGTGCCGGCAAAAAGAAACACATGTACGACATTGAAGTTATACAGGCACCAACAGCACTAAACCTTGCGCTACCGGAAACAACAAGAAAGAACATGTTTGCCGGCATGGATAAAAGAATGCGCCTTGCGTATGAGTCAGGGGAGTTCGTGAATCTTTCCAAAGGTAGAATATACTACGCCTTTGATAGAGCGCGTCATGTTACTGATATAAGAATACGCGATGATGAAACCGTTTATGTAGGCATGGATTTCAATGTCAATCCGATGTCGTTTATTGCTTTTGTTAAGCGTAATGACAGTTTATTTTTCTTCCGTGAGTTTACTTCGCCTAACTCCGATACATACGAGGCCGTTAATGAGATAAGAAACGAATTCGGTGATCGTTGCCAGATAATATTCCCAGATCCTGCTTGTACGCACCGTGGAACAAACGCTGCGGCTGGACAAACAGATAAAAAGATAATAGAATCCGCAGGGTTTGAAGCCTTTTGCAGGGTTGCACACCCTACCAGGAGAGATAGATATAATGCCGTAAACAGCAAGTTTTCTTGTGGTGAATTGTTTATTGATAGCAGTTGTGAAAACCTTATAGACAGCGTGGAGCAATTGACACACGAAAACTTTACTAAACAGGAACACTTGACCCATATGGTTGATGCTTTTGGCTATCCTGTTGAATATATTTACCCTATTGGTAGGATTGTCGAAAGTAGAAAAGTTTGGTTACAGTAATCATGAGGTATTAGGATGCTTAAAATAAATGGTATTGATGTTGAAAAGCTTCTGAAAAAGTCGGGTGAGCTTAAAGATCACGAGGAAGAGTTTAAATTCCTTCGTAGGTCATATATAGGTGGTCAGGAATACCGTAATGGTGAGTATCTTATTCGCCACAAGCGTGAGATTAAGTCGTCATTTAAGCGTAGATTGAAGAGTGCAGTTTACACAAATTACGTTGCCCCTATTATTGATATTTACAATTCATACCTTCATCGTGAGAAACCTAATCGTGATCGTGGCTCAATAAATAGAACGCTATGGGAAGCGTATATGAAGGATGCTGATCTAAATGGTAATGATCACCAGTCTGTTATGCGTGATGTATCCTTTGTTTCTTCGCTTTACGGACTTGTTGGAATACTTGTTGACACACCATCAACGGCAACCGGCAACCTTGGTGTTGATGTTTCTTCTGGAATCCATACTTTTGTTAAGCTTTATACACCTGAGAATATTATACATTTAAAATACTCTTTTGCTACTGGTAGGCCTGAGCTTGATATTGTTGTTCTGAATGAAGACTTTGATGATGGTTCATACAAGTACTACATCATATATACGAAAAACGAGTTCTATCGTATAAGACGTAAACGTGACAGTTATCCTGAGATTATTGCAGAAGGTACCCATTCACTTGGTTATGTTCCTTTTATAGTCCACAAAAACAAGGGTTCTATACTTGAGGAGACCGGTGCTTCTGATGTTATTGATATTGCTGAACTGAATCGGCGTGTTTACCAGCTGGATTCAACAGCTTTAGAGATAATGGAGAACACTGCGTTTCCATTCCTTGAGGTTCCTAAAGAAAGAAGTATTGGTGGAAACAAGGAAGACGTTGTTATCGGCACAA